CTTGTTGACGATATCTTGGGCCACATCGGCTGAAATTGTGTCTACTTGTTGGATTGCTGTAAATGTACCACCAAAGAATTTGGCAACTTTCTCACCAACGCTGTTGAGCTTAGCTATAAGCCAATTCAAAGCCTCGATGATTTTATTTACACCCCACACAGCGGTGTGAACCACACTCGACCATACTGCCGACATAGTTTCACTAAATCCACCGGCTGCCGCTTTAGATAATCCAAATGCAGCTGCTAATGTGGCCAACAAACCAACAACAATTGGAATAGGGTTCGCCATTAATACAGCATTGAAAACAGCCTGTGCAGCTGATGCCAACAATGTGCCTGTGCGAAGTGCTGCATATAAGCCACGCAATATTGATGCACTAGCCGCTAAGCCGACCATCAATCCTGTAGTTACTAGAATTGCAACACCGAGCGCTGTTTTTGCAGCTGCCCACGCTTTCGTGGCCGCAGTTGTAACAATAGCCGCTGTTCTATATGCAAGTGTTTTCACAGTAAGAGTGGCTAATATAGTGCTATGGGCAGCAACAATGGCCCTTTGCGCTATAAATGCAGCAGTAACACCAATTATTGCTGCTGCTACCGGTGGCATTGCTGTAGCAACTAACACCGCAAAACTTTTGACGATGTTGCCGACTGTAGACACTACCACTTTCATCGAGTTAAATGCTGCAGAAATTAATCCGATAGACACTTGGGCCACCGCTGCAACGGAACGAATAGCAATGCCAACACCTTCAAAGGCGGCCATAAACTCGCCACTTGATGTGATGCTTGCCAACTGTTCCAACACAGGAGTGAAGGCTTGAATAAATTGATTCTGAATGCTTTGACCTATGTCAGCGAATGTCATAGGAATTTCAGCGAACTTCTGATTCGTTTCCTCAGCACTTCCATATAGTGCATTTTTGATGATATCTGCTGTAATAAGACCTTGTGAGGATAGTTCCTTCAATTGACCTACACTCATGCCCATTTCTTGGGCAATGGATTGAGCCAACATCGGAGCATTCTCCATGATTGACCGGAACTCATCACCTTGCAACTTACCACTAGCCATTGCCTGTGTAAGCTGATACATCGCACTTGTGGCCTCTTCTACGCTCGCACCGGAGATTTTGAACTGCTTATTCAACTGTTCAACGAAGAATATCGCCTCATCATTGGAACTGAACGCATCTTTGGCCAACATATTCAGCTTTGCAACGCTGTCAGCCATTTCAAGATATCCGCCACGAGATCGTTGCGATGTAGCATATATCTTATCCATGATTTCCACAGTTGTTTGTGAACCATCATTGATTAAATTAATGCGTGAGCGAATCTGTGCCATTTGGTCTGACAAATTAGCTGCTCCAACAGCCAAATCCTTCACAGCTGTGGCAGCCACACCAATGCCGGTGGCCGCTGCTGCAATCTGCACCCCTTTGCCAACCTTATTCATGGCACTTTGTAAATCTTGCCCAAATACCTTCTGAGCCTTTGCAGAAATTTTATCGAGTTCAGAGGATATATCACCGCCGAGTTTTTGTTTCGCTGCTTGTGAAACCTTATTCAAGGCCCTTTCGGCATTGCTACTATCGGCGCTTATGGTAACTTTGGTTTCAATATCTGCCATTGTCTAAATCTCACCCCCTTCTGCTCTAAATTCTTTGATAAATTGCTCTTCTAGTTGTTTCTTTTCGAGTGCGGTCATTGGATATAGGATATCGATGAAATCCTTAGGCTCTACACCTTTACCCTTAGCCAATTGCGTATTCATGATATTAGCCACCCAAAAGGCTTTGTTTGTGTCTAATATGCGTTGCCTACGCTCATATCCCTTCACCATCTTATTGAACTCCATAGGCTGCAAATCCATGAGTTCCCACGGTTTCAACTCTAAAACACTATAAGCAATTTCCTCAGCGTATCGGAGCCATTGAGAAAAAGAGGGGAGCGATTGCTCCCCATCTAGTTTTTTGGATTATTCTCCGACTCAATTGCTAATTTATCAGCATCGGTCATTTCGTTTGGGAACATTTGATAATAGAGTTGAGCGCCAAACACACCACTTGCAATCAAGGCCTTTGTAATAGGCAATTGAATGGCTGCAAGTGTGAGATTTTGCTCTTCATCTTCCAATAATTCGCCAATCAGTTCCATATATTTATTTGGATTTCTGCCATATTGTTTCATGCCAATCGCATAGCCGGAAATGATGCAGTTGATAGGCCATTGAACCATAGTCAACAATTCACTCACAGGCTTTCCAACAGCTGCCTCAAATTCCATGAGTCGCTGCATATTGAACATAATATATTCGCCATGACCGAATAGATCACAATTAACTTTTTTCATCAGAGTTTCTCCTTAGCGCTAAAAATTTATATCGAACAGAATCGGTGATTAACCACCAATGCCGGCCGGTGCCGGTTGTAATTCAGACAACGGGCCAATGCCATTCAATTCGCCTTTGTAAGTTGCTACATCGTCATGTGGCGCACTTACAGACAATTCAGTTACAGATGCAATGCCTGTGAAGAATGTTTTATCCGGATACTCGAATTTAATGTGAACATTATCACCATTCAAGAATGCTTTTTCGAGCAACTTCAAGGATTCTTCTTTAGGCATCAACAATGTTTCAATGCTGAAAGACCATTCTTTCAAACCGGCAATTGTAGATTTCCAACCACCGGAACCTTTGTGAGATGCATCGATGCTATCAGCTTTACGAGATAAATCGCCACTACGTTGGCCGCCCAATAAAAGCCATTTGGCACCTGTGTTTTCGTTTGTACCTGTATTTAAGTACAACAAATAATTTTTGCCGGCTGTCGGCATATCGGTCGCAGTAGGAACATAAAGTTTAGTTTCTGCCATTAGTAAATTCCCCCATTAGAATTAGATTGTTTTAGATCATACATTCGAGCCTCGAATCGATACTGTGTGCCAATGCATGGCCTTACAGAACCATTGTCGGCTGTCTTATTGGTGCAGCGAATATCGACTATTTGATATCCGCTGTCCGGTAATATGCAAACATCCTCGTTAAGTTCACCGCATTTGTTCCGGAAATCAATCAATATAGATTCGATTTCACTCTCCAATTTGCAGATGGCCTCATAAGCAACAGCAAAATCATCGGTATCGCTGCGAACCCAAGTTTCGAGATAGAACTCCTGTTTGAGCATCGCTTGAACTTTGCCATCAATAGGCAGCGTTTCGCCTCGACCTAACAATATAAGACCTTGCTCATCGACTCCGGCATTCATTGGATTTAAGAACCCAAGTTCTACCCTTCCGCCAAAGTCAGAGGATTCAATTGCATATTTAATTTTGTTTAGTAGTTCAAGCCACATATTAACCACCTCGATAGAGTGGAATTGTGCGATATCCTACATATTTACTTGGTTGCCCTGTCAACTGTTCCGCAGTCATCTGTCCTTCGATTCTTGCGATTCTATCATTGATATATCGCAACTTCTTGGAGTAGTAGTCATCATCTTGGCCATTGCGATTGTATTGTCCGATGAGCGATGCAGCCTTATTCATAGCGACTTCTCGGTAAGCATAAAGCGTTACTAATTCATCGACTACAAATGACCTCACCACATCAGCGTTCGGAACTCCCAAACGCTTTGCCAATACATAGAGCCAAGACTCAGCCTTCTCAAAGTCAGATTCTCGAACATTAGGGCCTAAAAGTTCATCGTTGAACTTCATTTCTTGAAATTGATATAGCATCATCACACCCCTTACAGTTTTAGATGGAGATTGTTTCTGCTAGCGCTTACATTCACGCTCTCAGCCACATCATCGAGTGCTACATTAACAGCTTTGGAGAATATCCCTCGGATTCTATCTTGTGAGCGGTCTAATGCATCATACAAGAATGGATCCGCAGCAGTTCCCTTGTGATGCACCTTCTTGGCAAACACAAATCCATTCCCACCAACAGGCACCCATCGGAGTGCCTTCTTGGTATTTGGGAATATATCGTGTTCTTTTGTGCCTTCGTGTACAAAAGGGCCATAAGGTGCGACCTTATTGTCGATATAGACTTCTGCAAGCCTATTGCTAATGAGTCGCACATCGATGGCTCTCTCCAATTGCCCTGTTCTTGATGTGAATCCATGATTTTCTTGCGCAGTTGATTGCACAACTGTGGCACTAGCCTTCACGGCCTGTGTTAGCCGCCTCTCAAAGATTCCTCGTGTATCCATCTATTTTTTACCGGATTTTGTTGGCTTTTCTTCTTCTTCCAAAGGTTCCAAAACAAAACCTTGTTCGATTAAAGCATCACGCACATAATCATCATCGGTATATTTAACTTCATTTAGTCGGATTAAGCGATATTTCTCCATAGTTACCCCCTATATTAAGCGCCAATATTTGCCCATACAGCAGCTAAACGCTCATTTGGAACCCAAACGTCATGGAACTTGCGATAATCCATCGCCCATGCGTTTGCTTTTTGATATGTCATTGGATCAAAGATGCGCATTGTGTCTGTTTTGGAAACAGCGATTGGACTTCTGTGGCTCATGATAATCCAGTTCACACCTTTTGCAGCTGTGTCGGCTTTGAAACCACCGGCCTCTTGGCCTGTTGTTTTACCATCTTGGAACACGAATGCAGATTTCATGCGGTCGGATGTAACATTGATGATTGGAATATCGTTGTACATTTTAACTCGTGTATTGATGGCACCATGTTGGAATTGAGAAACATCAACTTGTTTTGCAAATTTTTCATTTGCATTCAACATTTGTTGTGCTTTGTAGGACATGAGAATAACCAAATCATTAGCATCGCCAATAATGTCGAGGATGTTGTACAAGTCAGCATCTAACTTTTTCAACACATCAGCCTCAGCCGGATTGTATTGAGTTACTTTGTTGGCCTGTTTTGCCAATGCTGTGATTTTAGAGATACGATATGCATCAACTTCCGGAATCACACGAGTGCGTTGGAACTCTGCCATAACTTTTGTTGCATTCGCTACGAAATTGGATTCGTTCACAGTCATTGCATCCAATGTGAATTGTCGACCACGGTCTTGTGTCATGTTGTAGTCTTTGTAGGATAGGGAAACAGTACCTTTGTTATAACCTTCTTCTCGGTCATACGCTGCCAAGCCTTGCATGGACAATGTTGGGATTTTAACTGTATCGCCGCCATCATAAACAACATCACCGGCATTTACTTCCATAAAGCCTGTTGCTGCTTCCATTACCATTTGTTGGTCTAAAACTGTCTGAAAATTCTTTGCTGCCTCAATTGTGTTTAAAGCCATAATTCACCTCATATTGTTTGTAAAATAGATTAGCTTTTTGGCGGTTCTACACCGGCCAATTTAAACATTTCAGCGAGTTGGGAATTGCCACCCATTGCACCACCGCTCGCACCACTTCCGGCTTGTTGGTTGGACTTAACTGCCCATGTTTTTCCTTCGAGATATGCGGAAGTGCATTCTTCGATACTACCGATAGAACCATCCTCCTTTGTCCATCCATAGGAACCATCTTCTTGAACCTTAATTTGTGGAGTGATTAGCTTGGCCAATTCTTGTGGATCAATCGCATTCGCTTTTGTTAGTGCTGCAATCGTTTGCGCACTAATTTCGGAATTTGTACGCTTTTCAATCTCTTCAAGGCGAGCCTTCTCGGATTGCTCATTCTTCTCCATAAGCGTTTTCACTTGCTTTTCGAGTGCAATGAACTCCGGACTCTTATCGCCTTTGTGTGCCTCGTATTCTTCAACCTTACCCTTTAACTCATCACGTGCTGATGTTAAATCGGTAATCTGTTTCTCGAATTTGAGGCGGTCAGATTTGGCATCCTCGTTGATGCGAGATATTTCGCCTTTGAAACCTTCAACAAGTTCCTTGCCACCTTCGAGATTTTCTAATTTGCTGTACAATTCTGCTAAAGTCATGAGTCTTTCTCCTTTTCGTCATGAATTTCGCCATCGTTCGGCTCCCCTAATTGATGGCAATATAAAAGGCCTATGAGTTCACTCTCATAGGCCTGTAGGTCTAAATATTTGATTTTTTATCCGGCTCACGCAATCGGAATGGTTCATCATTCCAACCCCTCGCCAATGTAGTCCATGATGTTTTGCCTTTGGCCACTAACTTGCGACCTTCAACCCCTAATAACTGCTCTTGATGTTGCTCTGATAGAGTATCGATGTAAGCCTTACCGCCTTTTTCGACATTCTCATGTGCAGCATCGATATCCACCTCGAAATCATATACAGGATGGCATAAGCACATACAATGTGGATGTGCCGGCAATCGTGGGAATTTATCTTTAGGATAGACACCTTTGCCAAGTCCATATAAGTCTGCATTCGCATAGAAATCGCAGATATCATATCTTGGATGCCTACTTCCTAACTTCCATTTCAAAGCTACTACATCAGGATCATTCATATATCGGCTCATCTGCCCATCGGCATATGCTCTCGCATTCTCTGTGCGAGCAATACGCTCCGCATGATATCGAGCCTTCTCTTGAACAGCCACTTGAATCGCCCTGTTGAGGTCAATTGTGTTCCCATCTTCAACTGCTCGTATTACATCAGAATACGCAGCACGAAGGGATGGTGTAGTGTTCTGTTCAACTTTCCTCGCTGCTTGCCTAATGGTACGCTCGAAGGCTTGCTGACCTTCCTCATCGTTCCATTTCGGCCGCTTTAAGTTCTTTACTTTATTGATTACTTCCGGCAACTTGGCGAGTGGTATCTTAGCACCATAGCCATATCCATCGAATATTGCCCTTGCTGTTTCGATATTACTCTTGCCTTGTTTAATCGCCTTCTTAATCTCAGCAGCCACATCCTTCCTCACTTGTGGTGATTTGCCATGTAGCCGCTCAGATAGTGTCAATTTATCGTAAGTCCATGCCTTCTGCATCGCCAATGAGATTGCCTTAGTTGAATATGGCATCTTCATCCGCTTTGCTCTTTTAGGTATTAGTACACTATGGAACCCACGTTTGAAATTATGCACCAAATTAGCCTGTAGAGGTGCCTCTAACATTTCCATAATAGGAAAGTCCTTATAGGCGATTCGAACAGCCATATCGACCGAATATCCTAATTCGATTAATTCCTTCACCATCGCCTCAAAGGATTCTAGGGCCTCATTCAGCGTTTGGCTCGTTGTTTGGTTCGCCATCGTCATCACCTAATGGATTCTCAAGGTCGAGTTTTGAGTTCGCTATATCTTGCTCACGTTCAGCAGCAGACTTCTCAGCCTCACCGACGATGGAGTCCTTAACCTTCTTATCAAGGTTTGGCATATAGCTATCAAGAACTCGTTTCAATATTTCAATGTCGAATGTCAAGGATTCAAATTCAAGGTCTTTCGCCTGTTGGGCCTGTGTTAGTGATTCAGTAACATCATTTACCTTGAAATCCCTCGGATATTCGCACTTATAATTTACATGATCATTGCTCCACAATTTGTAGAGTTCGATGATATCCTTCTCTGCCTCTTCGCATTGTACAGAGAAATCAGATAATCGCTGATTAGTACGCTCAAAATCCCATTGCTTTGCAACACCACTCTTTGCTTGCTGCACACCGATTACAGAGTCAATGCCACTCATTCGATACATTTCATTGATGAGTTTATCAATCTGAGCCATCAACACCTCTGCCGGCCCTTTATCCGGAGCAATGAAGTCCGGAGCCTTAGATGATTCCACAGGATATGCGAGCAAATTATCGGTGCCGATAGTAATATCTTGTAATCCGTTGTGGTCAACAGGCATTGTGAGGATTGAGAATGTTTGATTGTAGAGTATTTGAGATAACAAGGAACCCAAGTTATACACATGGGCATTTGTTTTCGCTATAGATAAGAACTCCGGTGGCGGCAACATATCAATCTTGCGAGATGCTCGACCGAACCATTGAACGATTGGGATTCTGCCAATGTTATGCTCACCACTAGCAATGACCTTGCCACCCAACTCCTTAATCACCCAAGAATTAGGTGTCCATGTATGCATCCTTGTAATCTTGGAGCCATCAGAGTTGAACAGATTGGATGTATAAGAGAAGGATTTCAACTTCCCACTATCATCAAATTCATAGTTCGCCACATTCTTAGGCTCAACAGCTGTGAGATATGGCATATTTCTGCTCGATAAGTTATCGGCTAATGTTTCACCGAACTCGCTCACATTATCTACAACGATATACATCACACCATACAACTTGGCCATTGTGGCATTTTGTCGGATGAACTCTTGCAGCGTTGTGCCTTGCCGGTCTACATTGTGAAGGAACTCATCGAACATTTGGGATTTATTGTATTCCCTTTTGATATCATCCTTGAATATAGGATCTACAGAGGCATTCAATATTGGGCCTGTGTAATTTAGGTAGTAAGCAATACTTCGTCTAAACTGAATCGACTGCGTACTCTCACGAGTGTGGGCCGTGATTGCACTACCATTGGCGAACATCCCACTACCATAATATGCATCGTGTAGCAGTTCATATTCACCACTTCTTGAATTAGAAAATTCTGTTGCCATTCAATATCCTTTCTAATTAATATTAATCCGGCCGCTCTTGATTTGCGGTGCATTAATCTTCTCGGCAATACCGGTTAGGGAATCCGGAGCATCATCATGAGCATTCTTACCTTCCCTTTGGTATTTCATTACATCGCTCGCAAATTGAGGCCATCTATCTCGCCAATTGCGAGGGAAATATATATGAGTCATCACCCATGTGGCATTGGATTGAATACGAGCAATCTTATTGCCACTTTGGTGGAATGCATTTATAGAACATTTGTTCGAATTGTATTTATTAAGCAATATCTCACGCACATTGCGACTGAACCCTCGCCCACCATTATTGGACTCAATATCAGCCACATTCACATTATTGCGATATAGCATATCAGCCACCGCCGGCTCCGTGATTTCCATCGAATCCTTCGTGTAGATGATATCCAACACATAGGCCTCGTTGTTATATACCCCATATGTGATGCTAGATAGATAATCGCTGCCGGTGTCTGCTGTATCTGTGTAGTTCTTAATACATGAGAATACAGGATTGCCATTCATATCCATAGGAACCTCGTCATAAGTAAGGATTTGCGGATATAAACAGCCTTTCAAATCGATAGGCACTTGCTGATAGTTAGCACTTGCGATATCTTCACCCATCGCCCTCACCTTAGATTCGTAAGATGCTTTAGATAGGACTTCTTCACATAGCATCGAGCCATCATCTTGCAATGCCTTCATTGTGATTACTTTTGCTTTAAACAATGGATCATCCTTAAAATGCTCGATTGCCCTTCCGGCCAAGTCATCAGATGCCCATCGTGTCATGATGATGATTATCTTGCCGCCTTCTTCCAATCGTGAAAGCATCGTATTAGCGAACCAATCCCAATGCCCTTCCTTGATATTGGCATTATAGGCCTCTTCGCTGTTTTTAATAATGTCATCGATAATCATAAGCGAACAACCGAACCCTGTTGCAGTACCAGTTGGCGATGTAGCTAGATAAGAGTTGTTTTGACCTTCAATGCTCCATAAGTGAGCCTGTGCATCACCTACAGCCACTTTAGTGAATGGGAACACATCCGAGAATACTGTGATATTGTCATCAGCCTTTGCCTCTTGGATGGAGTTCCTAACAGATTTACTGAACATTTTGGATAGTGTTTCGTTGTATGAGCCTGTCATTATCTTCGCTGATGGGTTATTCCCTATGTGCCATTTAGTTAGCATCTGCGCTGTTCTACTCTTGCCATGTCGAGGTGGCATATTCATGATCAGTACATTATATTCATCGCCCTCTATAAAAGATTGCAACTCATTACACAACTCAACAAGATAGGCTCTATCCTTCCGATAGAAATCACCGGCCATTAAATGGCAAAAATAAAAGAACTCCCTTCTTGCGAGTTCCTTCTTTGCTGCTTGTATAATCTTTTCCTTATTCATCATCAATCAGCGCCTTTATATCAGCTGTATCGATTCCATCAAACGGATTATTCACTTCAATGTTGGCATCGACCTTCTTAGAATCTCGCCACACTTCCGGCTTGCGGTTCTTTAGCCAAAAGATTAAGGATGTAGGGTTTGGAGCCATGTCCTTTGTTACCCTCTTCACTTCCACAATCTCGCTCTTACCACTTTCCTCATCATCGATTCTCACGCTTGTAACTTCATCATAGCTATATCCTAATGCACTTTTAAGCAATGCATTTTCAACAATGATATCAACTACTTCCTTGCCTCTTTTAATGGCATCGTTAAACTTAGGGTATCTCTTCTTCCATTCATAGAGAGTGCCTATGTGAATGCCTATATTGTGAGCAATCTGAACATCGGTCAATCCATCTCTTGCCCACCCCTCTAACCGAAGAAGGTTATCCTCTTCAAGCCATTTCTTATATAGTCCTTTTCGACCTGTTTCATATGTCTTTTTCTCCTTCACACACTCACCCCCATTCATGGAAATATGTAATTGAACGCAAAAATACCCCATATCGGCGGTTGTAACCGATACAGGGTATCTTCGCAGTATGTGTCGTTAAGAAAGGAGGATATAAATGAAACGTGTAATTCACCTATCACCAATAACATTATAACTCTATTCAAAAGAGGTGTATATGAACACTTTTTGAAAGATTTCTATTGCATACAATCTTTTATAAAGCATAGGCTCCAAAGAAGTAAATGGCTAAATCCTCAGTTGCTGCATTCAACCAATTATACACATTCCTCTCGCTCGTGCCACGCTTTTCAGCAATTTCAGATATGCTCAGTCTGTCGATATACCTATCATGTACACAATCATAATATGGTCTATCCATTTTGAGGCAGTATTCCTTGTATACCTTCATCATCTCATCGATGTGGTAAATAATGAGTTCAGTTCTTCGCTTGCTCGCTAGAATCGACTCTATTTGAAGGAATCCCTTGCGATTGAACACTTCATATAGAACCGCTTGCAAGTCAGATGGTGTGAGCGTTTCTTCACTCTTGGCGATTGCATTCATACAATGCTGTTTCATTGCTACATATCCTTCGAGCAGCACAACTGTATTCTTGACCGCCTTCTCATTGCGTTTGGCTAACATATCCTCATTATGCTTTCGATAAACCTCGATTGCTGTCTGTGTTGCCACCTTCACAATCTTTGATAGTTCTTCATCTGATATTTTAAATGGTTCCGGTTCCGGTGGTTTAATATATCCCATTCAATCACCCCCAAATCAGATGCACACCATAGCTGAATAGCAATATCATAGCCAATACACCCACAATGCTCGCAACAAGCACAAACACCATAACCATTATACTAATTCGATTCACCATTTTGTGGTGATCACTTATTTGTTTCTCAGTCAAAATATTCACTTCCTACTAGCACCGGCCTTCCATTACTCTTCACCTTATATTCGAGTTCCCTTATCAATCTAACCCCATCAGGCACTCGACCATTTCTGAGCAGCCATTGGAGTGCCAACCGGTTCATGCCGGCATCTAACTCCTCACGCTCTTTTGATGTAATCAACTTTACAACTTTAGTGTCGCACAATTCATCTCTCGCCTGTTCCTCGATAGTTGCGATTAATTCCTTGCTTACGCTTGAAACATTAGGAAACCATTGATGGCACTCAGCCAAATAGAATGTATCTCGCCCACACCTTTTGGCCATTTTAAGTCCGGCCTCTTTAGCTTTCGCAAGACCTATAATCTCTTTATCCCTAGTCCATTCAACGCAGCCACAATCAAGATATGGCACATATGTGGTATTCATGGCGCACCACCTTCCGCCAATCGAATCTCGTAAGCCTTAGCCACAGTATTGCAGACCGCATCTTTCACATCCTTGCTCCACGAAGTTCTTCCGCCTGTATATACATAAGCAACTCCATTCTCGTATTTGGCAAAATGAAGTGGATACCATATCCCACCATCATATAATTTCGCATATACAGCTGTATCAGTTGCGACCTTGCTCCAATCTGTGATGCCTAGATATTTGCCTATATCAAGAAAATTCGGCTCATTGAAATCCGGCAGCATCTCTGATACAGCATCAAGTCGATGGTATTCATCACGCAATAATGTGGAACCATCTTCTTGTTGCTCCGGTTTTTTCTCCACACCTACATAACCAAATATATCTCCTAGATAAACTATATATTTGATTCCTTTATCATACAGTTGTTTAAGCAGCCACTCTCTGCCTTCTCGATTTGATATCATACTAACCCCCTAATGTTGGACACTCGCATTCCCATCTATAATTTTCGAATCTATGTTGCTTATAAAGAATTTCATTGCCATTTGAATTGTATTCAAACTCCTCTGCAAAGTTAAGGTTACACTCATAGCACTTCCCTCTTATATCTATATGATACTTCTTGGCGAGTGCTGAATAATCGTGCTTATCAATCTGCCATGCGTGTTTTACTTTAGCAACAAATATAACAAAGTTTTCATTTATTTCGACATCACTCGTTGCATCCGGTACATCATAAGTGCTTATATACGCACTATTCATAGATTTGAACCAAGCAGCATATGGCGGCATATTCGGTTCAACTATATCACCATCGATTGTAGGCAATGATCCATCGAACTCACCTTTGATGAAATTACATATCTCTTCCGGTGTGCCTCTAAACTTTACCCAACCTTCACACCAATTTGCCATTTATATCACCCCTATTTCAAATGTACTCGCAGCAATCTTTCAACTTTTCTCAGATGAGGGATAGGATTATTTATATATATGATGGAAATAATATCACTTGCCTCATACACTCGATACATATCACGTTCCTTCAACCTTATAAATGTACGATAATGCCTTTCATCGGCTATCATCTTGGCATATTCTACCGCATTCTTTAGTTGGTCATTATCTATTCCATCAATGCAAGTTAAAGTCAATTCCGGCCTTCCAATAGGAACGTCTTTGATCATGAACTCTTCGATACCATATTTCCATAAATCGCTAACACTCAGCATCACATATCACATCCAATCATCACGCTAGATGCAACAGCTACAGCACCGGAAATCACCATCACGGAAAATGACCGGCACACAGCCTCGAACCCAACACCAAACAATCCTATCAACCACAACATAATCGCAATGCACATTGATGCAAACGCAATTAGAGATATAATCATAGCTATTACACATAAAACCGCTGCCAAATCTTTCATATATTACCCCTTTCTACTGCCATAATATGCTTACCTATTTCAGCCACAACATTCACGCTTACAGCGTTGCCGGCCTGTTTATATAATTGTGAATTGCTATTCACAGCAGCAGCCTTATCGAACTGCTCATCCGTGAACCCTTGCAATCTCCAACATTCTCTCGGAGTCAATTTCCGAATATACACTTTAGAGCCATCATCTAGCACAACACCAAGATTGTCGCTAGTGGTTAAAGTGTTGGATCGTTGTGGTTGCACTCGGCCCCTTCTTGTTTCGCTATTAGGATAAGCTAAATCCACACCATCGCCATGATATGCCATTGCATATCCTTGCTTATTCGCTGTTTTTATTAGCAATCCATGTCGGTCTTGACCGGTTAAAGTAAAGGCCGGTTCCCCAACCTCTTTCAACCTTCTTCCGTTTTGTCTTTTTTCAAGTCTATCCGGAGTTAAACACGCTTGAACACTTACATCGCTAAATTGATATAATCCAGTTTTAGCTCCCATGCCACCGCCTAATGCAGATAATGTGCAGCTTACACCGCTCGGATCATACACTCGCATTCCTTGTGAACCGCCTATAATTTGCTTAATAACTGCATCGTTTTTTCTTGGGATAGGAAGTAACTCTCTTCCACCTCTTTCTCCAAGATATCCAACAAGGTAGACACGCTCCCTATTTTGTGGGAGTCCATAGTCTTTGGTGTTGTACACTTTCCATTCGACACTATACCCTCTTTCTGCCATTTCACTAACAACGGTGAGGAACCCGCCCCCCCCGTCGATAGATAGCAAATTCTTAACGTTTTCACACACAAGCCATTTGGGTTTATTTTCTTTACGCTCATCAATTAACCTCATAATCTCAAAAAACAATCCACTTCTAGTGCCTTCTTTAATGCCTTTTTGTTTACCGGCAATGCTCACATCTTGGCAAGGGAATCCAAACGTCCATAAATCAGCATTTGGCAAGACATTGCCCTTAACCTTTGTTACATCGCCACCAAACCATAAATTCGTTGTGTCATATATAACTCTATATGAGGCCTGTGCGAATTTATCAAACTCGCACCATCCAACACATTCCATGCCGGCCTGTTCTAATCCGCTGTGGAATCCACCGATTCCACTAAAGAAATCAATAAACTTCATATATCCCCTCTAGTACAATTTTCTATATTTAAACCTTCGAGCAATCCGCCCATCTTTATGTTTCATATATTAGACCATATCGCCATCAAAGTTTTTGATAACTCGTTGTGCTGCGATATATTCGCTATATTGGATATAGGCATCACATTTGCCATGACACCCCACCTCTCTAAACTCGCAATCCTTACATGGACTTCGCATTCACTCACTCCCATTTTTGAAGAATACCAACCATATTGTTTTTCCTCTACGTTGGCCAATTATCGGCTTGCTTGGTAGCAGTTTTTTCACCATCGAGAATGAAACTTGCTCTTCGTTCCATTTGAATATCATAGTTCCGTTCGGCTTTAACACTCGCCAACACTCTTCCAAACCTTGTTTTATATCTTGTTGCCATTCGCCTTCTAAAACACCATATTTTAATTTCAAGAATGATGTATCTCCGGCATGGAGCAGATGCGGTGGATCAAAAATAACTAAATGAAAAGATTCATCTTCAAATGGCATATTGCGAAAATCACCAATTACATCCGGATTCACATTCAAACTTCTACCATCACATAGCGTGGTTTCTAGCGTTCTTTTGTCCATAAAAACTGCATCTTCAAATTCCTTATCGAACCAAAACATCCTCGAACCGCAGCAAGCATCTAAAACCTTCATGTCATCTCCCTGTGCTACCAAATCCACCCTTTCGGCACTCCTTGATATCGTCTGCATCATTTACAGTTGTGCCATATGGTGTGAATATCCCTTGAACCAATCTTTCGCCTTCCTTCACATAGAATGGAACCTTGCCCATATTAATGAGAAGAATCATAATGTGTCCTTCATTCTTCTCGTTGTTGTAATAGTCAGCATCGATGATGCCTTGACCATGAATGAGGCACACCTTATTATTGATTGCTACGCTGCTGCGCATATGTAGTCCTAGATATTTGTCAGAATCGATTTGGCATTTCAACCCTGTAGGCACTAGCACCACATCGAATGGATTTATCACCATGCTTGCAGCTGCACAGATATCATATCCGGCACTTAATTCACTTTGTCGAGTTGGCAGCTTAATGCCTTTATGTTTGTAAGCCTCTACTATTTCAAATTTGTTCATTTTTTCGTTTCATCTCCCTATTTCTAGCTGCTAACTTATTGCCACACGCTCTGCCACACGTCAATTTCGTAGATGATTTGTAAGGCACATCAAATACCGCTCAACAGATTACGCAATGGCGAGTTGTGAAAGGGATAATATCCCCTTTCCTGTTGTTGAATTTATATCTAACCGGTGTGAGATGCGTTTCACTCATTGGTGTGTCATTCCACACCGGCAAATGTTCCAAGAAGTTTGGAATCTTATTTCTAAAACGATCATGCACCGCTTTTCCGGTTGTAATAGTCATGTGTGTGTGGTTTCCTTTCCTCTAATCCTCAACTACCATGAGGCGCTGACTGAGGTCTACTTCATTGAGATATATCTCTTCAACCCCTTCAATATCGTGGACTTCCGGACAATCGATGCTGATGTAATCATTCAATTCTCTTTCGATTTCTTCTGCCTTACAATGTGCCTCTTCTAATGATTTGGCACGAACTACAACATCAACATCGAGTGTGCCTCTGTATCTAATACGAAATTCACTCATAATTTGAATCCCTTCTTTCTGTACTCCAAATAAGATATAGAGGTGGGATATCGTTTTTTCTTCGATATCCCTTTTTTCTTCGGTTTGCTCACCTTTGGCTTGTCGGTGGTGTCGCACCTTCTTGCCTTTAGCTGTTGCAATACACTTTCATCGCTCGCTGCATCGATGGTAATCTCCACACGAGGGTTTTCTTTATCAAACCCCACTATATGGGAGCCATTATAGTCGGCAATCCACATATCATCTGAGATTATCGCTGCATCTTGCAGAATGTCGCTTGTGGCTTGCAGTAATCCAACGAGATCCGGCCAATTTTTCCAATCTGCTAAATAGTAGCGGCAACAGATTGAGATAGGCCCATCATAGGACTTCACTAGGTTAAGATTGTTTAGCTGTTCTAACGCTAATTTCCTATAACTTAAAAATGCTTTTGATGGTATGAGTTTCATGTTATTGTCAATCTTAACTATTCGACTTCCGTTCTTTTTGGTTCTCGGTGAACCATGAATTACTATTTCCACATTGCACCTCTATACTTCTGCCTTAATTTTCTTATTCTATACCCCAAATTTAACCGCTGAGGCCTGTCTAACATTTCCCTCGATAGAATTATCGTTGAGAATATTAAATTGCCTTATAGAGCGTTTAAATCAATTGAGTGGTTTATCCACCTCCTTATCGAACTCACCTGTAATTTGGGCGAATGTTTCAGAAAGCGCCTCAATGCCATCGACACCGGCCTTTGCTGCTGTAAATCCAAGTGCCATTTCATCGAAGAATTGTTTCTTATCTGAATCATCAATCATTGATTCGAATATCACCTGTGTGGCTGCTGCGCACAATGCTATAGCAACTGATGTGGCACTTTTCCATTCACCTTCCTTGTATTTAATTCTTAGATTGTGATTTTTTTCTTTGATTTTGATTTTTCTCATCGATGGGATGCTCCTTTAAATATCGCCTCTTCATATTCACCTCTGAGGCGGTCATAAATGCGTTGGCTGTAATGATCTTTAGTCCAACTATCGCTGTAATTCGTTGTTACCACAATAGGTTTCATCCGGTTGTAGCGGTCGATGATAATGCTTTCGACCTTCGATGATACCCATTCCGATTTGGAGTACTCTGCTCCAAAATCATCTAACAGCAACAACGGAATATTTCTCAGTTTTTGCTCATAGTTCATGAATGCCACGTTATCGCCTTTGGATAACGTGAGCATATTATCCAAGAGGTTTGGCATCGATATCATCATTCCGCCTTTGCCCATGTCAATCGCTCTTTTAAGCACACTCACCGCAATTGATGTTTTTCCTGTGCCGGCCGGCCCTCTGAGTATTAACCCCTTTCCGAAATCAAGATTGTATTTGAGGTTATCCGCATAAGCCTTCACGATTGCATATGCCTCTTTATTTTCTGCCGGAAAAGTTCCGTGTTCACGCAGCCAATCAAATGACATGGTTGCATAGCGTTTTGGGATGCCGGCAAGGTCATAGGCTTTTGATTTTTCATCACGAACCACTATCGGACTTTCATAGATTGGTTGATAGAACTCATACTCAGGTTCCGTGAACCCTTGCTGATTCTTTATCCCAATCGACTTGTTCATCTTTTTTCGCAGACTTTCGATCATCTGCGTAGGATTGTATTTTTCGATTTTTCAACACTCCCTCTATATACTTCACATTGGTTGTGCCTTTGTCCTTAGCTACTTTTAAGGCACTCAATACTTCATCAACCCCATATTCAAGAACCAAACTCTCTAAAACTTCCATTAAATAAGAAGAGATATCACCAAAGTTATTTATCCAATTATTGAATACAGGCTGCATAAAACTCTTTTCTTTACTTTTATTTACTTTACTTTCTATTTCCTTTACTTTACTTTGTTCATTTTTGTATACATTAACCCTAGTTTCTGCAACATTAACCCTAGTTTCTGCAACATTAACCCTAGTTTCTGTATACATCGTGTCAACATTAATTAGGTTGATGTCAGCATTAATTTTTACCGATTTTCTTCGCTCCGTGATTTTTAGGTATCTGTTTTGTATCCCTTCGGATGTTAAGATGCGAAAATTGTCATATATTTTAAATGAGAATAATTCTACCTCACACGCTCTATTGATAACCTCTTTCACATAATCTGCATCGAGATTTGTATCTAGTGCAATGAGCGAAATCTCATCATCCTTAATGCTCATGAAGTAACCTTCATCCTTATATATCGCAGCGAATATATATATCAGCACAGCGATTGAGGCCGGCCCATGCGAAAGCATGATTTTTCGAATCTTCAAATCGCTCAAAAATCCTACATCGAGTGGGAAATACTCAACCCCCTTCGCCTTCGGTCTAGCCATTAACTCCACCTTCCTAGAACTTCACATATTCTTTAGATCTGCCCATCTTCAAATATCCAATTTGAAGAGCATAATCAATCATGCTTTTTATATCGTTGGCCGGCACCTTTGTGCGTTTCTCGGTCAGTACGAAGAATAACGGATTATAAGGGATTGGTGAGCCACTTGATTTCAACGCATTCTCTTTGATTGAATCCCTTACAGTAACCCATGCAGCGCCGAACTGACTCAGCATTTTATCTTCATTGCTCATTTTTCACCTCGTCATTTCCGATTAATTCATTCAATGATGCCACTTCTGTGTTGCAGCAAGTACACACAAAGCAATAGATGGAATATAGTTCATCTATAATTGGTTGCTTAGATTGGTAAGCACCATTTTCTTTTGCGAGTGCCTTGATTCGCATCAATAACACCGCTTTTACTGTTACATCGAACTCATGATTCATTTTGATATCCTTTCTTTTAACACTTTCATCACTTCTGCTGCTTGTGGGCCATGTGCCATTTCGTGGCATTCCCTACATAAGCAAGCTAAATTATCAAGATTCGACAAACCACCTCTGCCACGGAACAGGATATGATGCACTTCCGATGCCATCGCACCGCACAGCACACATAATCCTTGATCACGTTCAATGGCCTGTGGTCTAGTCTTTTTATATAAGGCCTCATCAGCCTTCTTTCGGCTGTTCATCTTCCCACCTATCAAGGAGTGAATTGATATAGCTGCTATCCTCTAGCGTTATGCCTAGCTGATTGCACTCTGTAACTAGGCTATCAATCAGCCTTGCCATCTGCTTAGTATCATATGAAGAGGAACCCATATATAGGAATAGGACTGTGGTTCCATCAATCTTTGTGCTTTCGCCCATATCCTCAGCGAACCACCCCAATCCGTTTCGGCTCCATCTATCCATGATTTTCTGTTTGGCATTTGGCAGCACTAACACTCGCTCAAACACACCGCATTCCCTTATGGCTCGTTTGTACACATCGACCTTCGATATATAGCCATTCTTGGATAGTTCCTTTGCGATTTTTTCGCATAGAACCCAACAGAATGCATTGGCATTCAAGCTGCGAGATTTAGACCTCTTCTTAATTTCGATTGAATACTCAACATCCTTATCGATATTAGCGAGTTCATTATCTCGTGGAGCCGGCATCATCACCATTACTCCAATAGGGGATTTGAGTGTTTCAATTCCCTTTGTGTTCCATTTCATTAATAACTATTCACCCACGCTTTTAGTTGTTGGATTTCGCTCAAATCTAGTTGAGTGCTAATCTTATTGAATGTAGCCTTCGTGTATTTGGCCAAATCGGATTTCTCAATGCCTTTTGCTGTTGCTAACTCAACAACTTCATTCAAGGCTTGAATTGTAACTTCGGATACATTATTGGAGTTGGCATCGTCATCCTCTTCCCACGCAACACCGAGGATTGAAGAGAGGCTATATCTTCGGCCATACGTTACAACGCTGCCGACACCTTGCGGATCTTTCTTCACCAATGGCAATGTGAAAGGCTCTGCCTCAATCCACTCACCACTTTCGTGCAGCAAGCGTGTAGTTACAGTTACAGTTCCCTCAGAAGTTTCCGGAATTTGTAAGAATGAGATGCCATTCTTCGCCAAGATAGGGCGAACCGCTTGCAGCAATGCATCAAGGGTTACATATTTGGCTTTAAGGAAGGCATTTTCTTTTGTGCGTTCCGGATCTGACACCTCTGCTTGGAACTTAGCCAATGCCTTTGAGATTTCAATAAGTGATTCACTATGTTTCATTAGATTCTGCTCCATTCCACACCGATTTTATTCAAAGTTTCTTCGATGATTTTGCGTTGAGATTCAGTCAATTTCACAACATATGTTGTGCGGATAGGTTCTTCAACTTCCTCAAATTTCATAGGTTGTTGTGGGAGTGGAAGTTCTACCGCTACAGGCTCCAACTTATCAACATCGATTGTGTGGGCCTTAGCAGCTTGCATCTCGATTTCCAATCGTTTATCGAACTCATCGGCGAGATATCCATCTAATTCTGAGATAGAAACATTCATAACCTTATGAGCCACATCATCGAAGGTGATTGGTGTATTCAATTCATATTGAGAGTTGAATAATTCAATCTTTAATTTGACCATTTCTTCCTTCTCTGCTCGCATTTTTGCAAGTTCATCATCGTTATTTTGCTGCGTTAAGAGTTCATTCATTGCGGAGTCAATGGCACTTGCTGTGGCATCAATTTTGGCGGTTTTGTTTTGCCACCACTTCGGATCAGCCACAAATCGATTGCGATATTCTTCACGAATACCAAGCACCTCGAATTTATCTCGAATCATATTCATTACTAATTCTTTGCGTTTTTCGGTTTCGATATTCTCGAACTCTTGAATCTGATTGGAGATAGGTGCCTCAACTCGGCTGACTACAGCAAGAACCTGTTCAAGTTCCGCAGCGAACACGTTATAAGGTTCTTTCAATAATCGTTTTTGCTCGGTGCCAAATCGCTGCAAGTGTGTGCGAACACTCACGATTTCACGAAGGACACCTTTCATTTCCTTCAAATTATCCTGTGTTACTACAAGATTGTTATATTTGGCCAATTTCTCCTCTAAATATTTGGAGATTTCCTCGTTATTCCATACCGCTCGGCCTACAGATTGAATCAATTGAGGCTCTACATTTTTTACTACTTGAACATCAGTCATTTCCATGTGTGTGGTTTCCTTTCTTTACAATTCGTATCGAATCATCTAAAATATAGGTGTGTGGTTGCCTTTCTTGTAATTCGCAAGAAGGCTTAGTGCTATTTCTCCTTTTGAGAAATGGCACTTTTTTTATTTTGTGATGAATATCACTAAATTAATAACAGCAACAGCCATTGTGATGGTGAAGATTGTGGCTGCCAATAGATTGATAATTTTATCTACCATAAGTGAATATATTCCCCTGTAACCCACCAATACGAAATACCGAAAAATAAAAACAGCGTGAATGCTGTGAATACTAGCATTTCCATCGTGCTTGGTTCGTTATTGCGCAGCGCTCTTCGTTTTGCACGTTTCTCCGCCGCTCTCAATCTGTGAATCCTCATTTTTCCTCTCTTTCCATTCCTCAAACTCTGCTATGTTTTGAGGGTTACTGTAAAATTTGTGTATTTCATCAATGAGCAATGTCATAAATTCACACCCTTATAACGATTAATGAAATATAACTGCCCTTTGCCTGTTACTTTTGGTGTTTTATTTAGACTTACTCTGCCATCCGAATGAGTTATAGCTGTTTCTTTAATTCTGAAAAGACCTAGCTCCATAGCTCGCTGCGTTGGCATATTGTAAGAGCCGCCTTTTCTTGAAATCAGATAACCCTCATTTCTTAACCGCTCAAATAACCTATTTTGTCCAATATTATGGCCATTTTGGTTTAAGAGTTTCGCTAGATCACCGATTAAAATATCGGTATCGCTAGTACTTACTGCATCGGCGAATAATACTTTCGGTTTCTGTTCCTCTAGTAATGCTCTTGTTTGGTTATGTGCCTCAATTTCGTTAGCGTATGCTTTTAAGGCATCCGGCAACGTTCTAGGGATATTCATGCTATACGTTCCGTATTTTCGTAAGCTCGGTAGTACATCGTGTGTTATCCAACGTTTAAACTCTTTCGCCTCCGGCTTTCTACTAGATAGCACCAAACTATATAAGCCATATTCATTGACTACATTGGCCTCGCCTTGACGACCTAAATTCAACTTAGACCGTTCGTCATCGTCTAATCTTTGCAGCGCCATAGTTGGATTTGTATGTTCCAAACAATCGCATACATCTTTTGCTACAAACCATGGTTCATTATCTTGTAAGATAATTCGCACATTCCCAAACATTGCATTGTTAAATACTTGTAATTCGTTCATTTATTCACGCTCCTTTCTGTTTATTACTCTTTTTTGAGTAATACCTCTATTAGTTACAGACATTTCTGTCTGTTACCCAACTAGGACTTTTTTGTCCGTGTTGGAATGACATCAGCTTTCTATCACTCCTTTTAACTCGATATTTCGTGTTATTCGGTAAAAAAAAGAGTTTCAATCGGTAAGTCTGAGTGTATGCAACTTTTAATCTGTTTACACTCTTCATAAGTTATCGGATATTTTCCATTTAACTTATCAAGTATCGTTGCATATCTCTTTTTCATCTGAGCAGCTAGCTCCTTTTTTGTCATGCCAATTCTTGCAAGTTCGGCATTAAGATTAGGATACATTTAATATCACCTCCACAGTAAATCACTATTTCGTTTAGGTAAAACGTTTTATCGTTTCCCTGTGATTAAAGTTTATAACGAAATTTCGTTTTTGTCTAATAAACTCTTGTTGAAGTTTAGTTTAAAAGAAGTTTATAATCGTTATATCGTTTTTACATATTGAAATATCGTACTAAGGATGTTATGATACTTATATAGTAAGTATGTAGAGGAACTATCAATGACTAGAGAAGAATATCTAAGAGGATTAATATTAGATCAAGGAACGGTTAAGGATTTCGCATTAAAGATTAATATGCCATATTCTACACTCCTTTCTATTTTAAAAAACGTTGGAGGTGCATCTATAGACAATGTAATAAAAATATGTAAAGGTCTTAACATTACAACTGATGATATAGAAAAAGCAGTTTCTACAAACGAAGGCTATTATACAAATCTAGAAACAGCGGAGTATGCTGAAATGTTACGGACTCGCCCTAGTGCTAGACTTCTATTCTCTGCTGCGAAAGATATATCAAAAGAGGATATGCAAAAGGCGGTCGAGTATATTGAGTTTTTAAAATCTAAAAATAAATAATGGCACCCATAAAATCGTGGGTACCATAAATGGGGAGTGTGTTGTATTGGTAGTAAACATAATTTACTGCGATTTGCCACATGCCAATGCTGTGGCAGAGGAATGTGAAGATATCGATACTCATAATATCTATATAAATAAAAATCTCCCTCATGGTCGCATGAGAGAGGAAATTAAACATGAATTAATGCATATTATTAATGATGATTTTTACTTGGATGAACACGTGAATCTTGTCGAACAAATGGTTCGTAGGTCAGATATAGATGATTCGGAATTGGAAAGCATAGACTTTTATCATCATTTTAATGTGTAATCATAAATAAGGGGAGAAACTATGAAAAAGTTAATTATTGCGGCTGTATTCGCATTATGCACGTTATCGGCGCAAGCTGTAACATTACAAGATTTAAGCGATTATAATAGATACACTCTATTGCCTAATGCGATGAATGAAAAGCAGTTTATGCCTATTGATGTACAAGTTATCAATACAGGCAACAATACGCTAGAGATCATCACACCAATATATAGCTATATGCCAACTTATAAGAATTTCATCATTACAGAGTTTGTAAAACACTATAAATATGATTTCAATAACCGCAGTATTGTATTAGAAATTGCCGAAACTAACTTTATCGATGGCCGCAATGGTAAAACATTAAGAAATGGCAAGCATAACCAACCGAAACGAGTTGAGTTACAACAAAATACATATGGTTATTTAGAGGCTATGATCGCACTAGGTAACGCACAACGTGTTGGCAAATTTACACCACCAACTGCAAAGAGCAAAAAAAAAGGCGGCATTTTTGTTTTCTTTTTTTCTAAAAAAAAAAAAAGGCCCCGCCGATGTATACGCTCGGCGGTTATTTAACTGACTATGTCTAATCTTCTATAAAAATTATACAACAAAAAGGAACATTACACAATGAATAGTTTAAAAGCTGTAATATACGCTAGATACTCATCGGATAAGCAACGAGATGAATCCATCGAAGGGCAAATTCGTGAATGTAGAGCCTTTGCAGAACGTGAAGGAATCATTATCACAAATATCTACACAGACAAGGCCCTCTCCGCTCGCACAGATAATCGACCGGAGTTTCTTCAAATGATTGAGGATTCAAAGAAACACCTATTTGATTATGTCTTAGTATATCAATTAGACAGATTCAGCCGCAGCAGAGAGGATAGTGCTGTATATAAAGCTATTTTGAAGAAAAACGGTGTTAAGGTGGTGAGTGCGAAGGAGAATATCACCAATGATCCGGCCGGCATCATCTTGGAATCCGTACTCGAAGGAATGGCAGAATATTACTCCGCTGAACTATCGCAAAAGGTAAGACGAGGAATGACAGATAATGCCCTTCAAGGGAAGGTGAATGGCACACCTACTCCTTTGGGATATGATAAAACAGAGGATAAGCATCTCATCATCAATGAGCGTGAGGCTCGTATCGTGCGAACTATATTTGACCTTTACATCAAAGGCCACTCTATTCCTTCCATATGCTCACATTTAGACTCCAAAGGGTATTTATCAAAGCATGGTTCTAAATTCTCATATGCGGTGGTTAGACGGATATTGAGCAATGAGAAATATATTGGCACAATGCGATGGAATGATATTGTTATAGAAAACGCTATCCCTTCCATCGTATCGAAGGAGATATTTGACAAAGTGCAACACGAAAAAGGTCATAGAATTAAGAAAAAAGGTGCTAGGAGCGAGTTTTATAATTTATGTGGTAAATTATATTGTGGTAAGTGTGGCGGCCACTATACAGGCAATACAGCCACATCACACACAGGCGCAAAGCATCATTATTACAGCTGTACGAACAGGCGGAAACATAAGACTTGCACAGGCAAGAATATCAAGCGTGATATCTTAGAGGATATTATTATTAATAAGACCATCCATATCTTAAATGAACCCAACACCATCGCTCAATTGACCAAAATGACCACAGAGGCGAGCGGCACGATGCTAGGTGATGCGGAACTCGAATTGAAACGCATTGATGCTCGTATTAAGGAATTGCAATCCGAATTAGAGAATTATATGAAGGCAATTGCAAAGGGATTCATATCTGACACGTTACAGAAACAAATCGAGAATGCAGAGGCGGAACTTCAAGACCATATGACACGCAAGACGAACCACGAAATCAAGGCACATCCCATCAAGATAACAGCGGAGCATATTGAGTTCTTCCTTTATAAAATGGCGAAAGAAAACCCCACCACCAACACAGGCAGAGCGAGTATTCTTGACACGTTCATTCACTCTGCGACCATATATGATGATAGGGTTGAAATAACCTTCAACTACAACAATGACCTACCCCAATTTAAAGGACAGGTCATTGATGGTTCGTTTTCAGTTGATGTGGTGGTGCAGATGACACAAAAGGCGAACCTTTTCCAATTCCTAAATCACAAATACCCTCTTCGACTGATCATGCCTCTATAATACACAAGAGCCTACCCATTTGGATAGGCTCTTATTTTATAACTCAAACGTGCTGCGAATTAATTCAGAAACACTCATATCTTTGCTCTGTGCGATTTCTTTCAATTTCGTAAACTCCGTATCATTAAGAGATATTACTCTCTGCTTTCTGCGATTCTCCACACCTACTGTGATAGGCGCTCCGGCTCCCTCACGATTTCCACCCCATGTGTTTTTGCTCATATGATATATCTCCATTTCTTTTGGCAATCTAACATTCGATTATTTTTTATACCTCTTAAATAGTTGAAATCCGATGTGGATAGATTTGCTGTATCTACAAATATCGATTTATCTTCGTCATTAGCCAAAATATACTCACCCAACTCCGGTGAATAGACTAAAAATTCTACATCAACAAATTTCACATCAATTTCTGAAAAATCGACTTCGTATTTTGCCCTCAGAGGCTCTTCAAACATCTTTGGAATATAAATCCCTTTGATATTGTTTACAGGCACCTCAGAGGCGATATATTCGATATATTTGCCCTTATTGATATCAAAATCATCGATTTCGTTCAAAATAACATCATTTATATCGACTTCTATCAATACAAGACCATAATGCATGAAACTATCGCCTTGATTTAGTGCCTCAAACAAGTAAACCACATCCATTGAATTATTGGAGCGTTTATTTTCGCTCCAATTATCATTTCCGGTTTTGCTGATCGGCAAGATGCCATTTTTCAATATGTTATTCAAATCTAGGATATCTACATTCTTGTATAGTTTCATGATTCATAGCCTCTTATTTAATACCTTGGATTGTTTTAACTTTCATACCTTGCATAGTCCAACTACGATATACCATCTTGATTGTTTCTAAACCTTTTAATTCATTTACAAGGTCTTTCAAACCATAACCCCAAATATCGGATTCATAACCACCCATTACAACGATGTACATACTGCCATCTTTTTTGATTTTAATATCTGTTGTGTTGTTGATAGTGTTTAATTTGTTTTCAAGTTGTTTGCAAGTTCTAATCATTTTAGTATCTCCTTTATTAACTCCGTACCTTTATCTTGATTATATTATATAATATATTCAAGAGGAATGCAAGTCTTTTTTCAAATTTTTTGCAAAAAAATAAAGGGTACCTACAAAACTGTAAGTACCCTTATTTAATCAGCAAAGTTCAATCCATGTGTCCACCTTCACATGGTAAGGAGATTATGGATCACCCCCACATTATCGATGAAATGCACCAATCAAGAATAGTGCTGCGTTACTTAATGCCCAAGTATCACGCTGCCTTCTTAGGCGCTTTTCTGTGTCATGGTTTCGCTTGATTTCGTTCTTCAATTCGTCTAATGAGGTCGAGGCTTGCCCTAATGTGTTCGCTTGCTGCGTTATTACTTTCGAGGCTTGTTCCAACTCTTCGCCCTGTTTCTTGTTGATATCCTTCAAGGCGATTAAGTCCTTCTCCCTCTCTGCGTTGATAATCTTCAATTCTCTCAATTCGCTCTCTTGCTTGACTGTTAAGGCTTGCGCCTCGGTCAATGATAAGTTTGAGTTGCTGATTGAGTTTTCGGCTTTCATCAAGCGCTCTTTGAGTTGATTCCAATCGCTCAATGGCACGATGATAGTTTGCTCTTGCGGTGAAGTAGCCTCTTGCGAGTTGGCCAATACCAACGAGGAGCAACAAACAAATAGCACCAATAATAAGGCGCTTATAAGTAATCTGCTGTTTAATCGTTTCGATGTATGTCTTTGCTTTTTCATACATAATAACCCCCTAGTCGAGATCATTCCATCTTGCATCATATCCACGCACATCAACATGAACAAAATCTTGGTAGTAATATTTGCCTATCCCATGAGCGCCACACTCTTCGGCAATTTGGGCCAAATAATCCACATCGATGCCATCATATGTGATATCAGCCGCCAAACCTTGCACATGATACGAGTTAGGAACTCCGCCAACTTCTTCATTGTGTTCCTCACAACGATATCCGCTATTAATATATAATGGAACCCCTAAACGCTCACGGATAGCATCGAGCAAATCCACCAATCGCTTATCGATGAAATGGTCTAATTTATTGCGACCATACTCATCAACTTCATGCCGGTGGCAGTTACAAGCGAACTCAGAGGAATCAAAATATTTGCCTATCTCCATAGTATTATCCTTTCACAATTAATAAGAGGGCAGCTATTAGCTACCCTCTAATCCCTTATTTTTTTAAAATACCATCAATCTTGCTTTGAACTAATTCCAATAATCCTGTGATTGTTGTGTTCCCACCATCTCGCATATTTTCGAGAATAGACAAGAACTCCACAGAGGCAAGATATAGCCAAACCAAGTTGACTGCGAATGCGTAATTGCCGGCCATGAAATCAAAGCACCATGCTCCGGCTGTAGCAATGCAATAGGTTAGCACTTTCGTAATAAAAGGCCTACGCATATGCTTAGATGATATCAACCCTTTACCCCATGCGGCCGGAATTGCGATGTATTTATCAATGCCGCCGATATTCTCCGGCTTGGCACCCATATCAATCAACATTTGATATCCGATTGCACTCCATTTAGTTAAAAGGTCAAGAAAGACCAACATAATAAAAATGCCCAACACTTGAATATGTTTCAATCCAAGCACATATATCCCCACTTCGGCCACAACTGCGAGTAAGGCCTTCAAGGCGAAGGATTCAGTCATCATTCGCCAAGCCTCTTCCAAGAATTGTGTAATTTCTCCCATGTATTCCTCTTTGTATTAAGAATTATAATTCATCTGCCGCTGCTACGCCTTCTTTATAATATGCACCATCTTCATATTGAATAGCAGAATTATCAAGTGTTACTTGAATAGTTCTCTCCATAGTATTAATTGTTACTGTACCTTGATTAAATGCAGTGCCAAACGCAACATTATTCGGTTTCTTAATAATGAAGGTGATTCCATCATATTTATAACCTTTAGTGCTATCATCAACGATTTTTTTCTTCGCATCGCTGATAATTTCAAGCATTTCAATATCAGACTTAGTCCATTTGCCAAGCCAATTGAATGAATTTCCGTTATATGTAGCCAATCGCAACACTAATTTGCGACCATATCTCTCGAACTTCGCACCGGTTGTGTCTGTAAATGTTTCATCAGCTGTTGCGGATTCTAAACCTTTAATGGATATACTACCCACTTCACGATCAGCCAAATCAAAATACACCACACGGATATCATCTTGACCAAACGGAGCAATTGTAACACGCATATTGTCAGTTTCGAAGGCACGTTTCTCGCCACCATTTACAGAAACCTTGAAGTGAGGTTCCCCTTTTAAATCGAGGAACTCTTGGCCTTCAATAGGTTGGAAATACTCCAATTGTTTGAAAGTTACATTAATGGAATCGCCAAGCAATTCAACCAACTTCGCAAGAACTGTTTCAACACTAGAATCTGCAAGATATACATTCTTTTGTTTGAGCAATTCTGCTGCTCGTTCGGCGCTTGCCGGTTCACCTTTTGGGCCTTGCTTGCCTTCTTTACCTTGTGGGCCTTCAGGGCCTCTATCGCCTTCATCACCTTTAGGCCCTCTTAGACCTTCAAGCAAGTTGAAAATGGAATCTTTGTCTAATTTTAAAGTTACTATGCTATCTGCCATGATTGTATCTCCTTATTAATGCATTGAAATATCCGGAATTACTGTGATTTTACCGATACCGATTTTGATGCTGTTGGTATCATTGAAAATGAACGCATCATACATCAAATTTCGGCTGATTATTTGCTTTTTAGCTGTTACTTTGCCTAAAAGCGTGAATGTGATTCTCTTATCCTCGACTGTCGGCTCTAGTTCGAAGATAACCCCTTCATCGTGCCTTTTACGGATTTTGCACACACCTTGAAATCCATTGAGAATCATGTCGCTGTCAGATGGTACCTCGTAGATGATGCGGAAATCTTGGCCTTGATGAAGTTCAAAATCATGTTTGACCATAAGCCACCCCCTTGTGAATTAAAACTATCGCCTAATTGCTATACACAACACAAATAAAGTGCCAATGCCTGTAGTAACTAACCTACCATAATTATTATCTCCGCCGGTAATAGAGGCTGAATAAGCTGCACACTTATCATCGTAATCGATACCGGCATTCACTCCATGATCGTAGCTTTTGTGTGAGATAAATTTAGAGAATTGAATTTTCAAATTAGTAGGTTTGTAGTTATAGCGGCTTTCTTCTCGTCTCCATTCTTCTCTTGTAGGAGCCTTTTGCTCTACGTTGTAACCTACAGGAATGAATGTGCAATCCGCTCGGTTATAACCTTTCGGAACAGGGCAATAATCACCATGTCGTACTTGGAACACTTGGATATCAAGGTTCTTGACCTCAAAACCGGCTTGATAGATTGACTGAGCATCAATTCTTGAACCGGTGATATTAGCACCGAAAATATTGCCATTCTTATCGATTCTGAATGTATTGTTTTCATTCTTGAATGTGGTTCCTGTGATATCACCACCACGCAATGAACCGATGTTTGCAGAAATTGAAGATAAGCTATCCACTTGCATATTTCGAGCAGTTACGCTGTTAGCTTGGAGCATCTTATTAGTGATGATATTGTCATCGAATAATGCTTGCCCTGTAACGTGTAACAATTTACCATCAATGTGTGTGCCGGCCGGTGTAAGGTTGATTCGGCTTATGAGTTCCTTGCCATCGAGTTTGCCAATGGCTTGTGTAACCTTTAACTCAACCCCTTGTGAGATTTGGGTTATTTGAGAGGTTACATTCCTGTTGAGGTCTGACAATGATCGTTGATATGCGTTTGCTTGGTCGATGATTTGGCTGCTCAAACCATTCACATTGGTTTTTACAGTTCCCATCTCGCCCTGTAAGGCCTTAACAGCCTTATCCATATCATCAAGTCCAAGTGATTCCAAATCTAGCAATGCCTTATCGATTTTGGCTTTTACAGTTACATTGATTGCATCTGTTCGAGGGCCTTCGCCAAATATATCAGTAAACGCAACACTTACTGAATACACTCCGGCATCTAATGGAATACTTATCACATTGTTAGGTGTGAAATACACTTTAGAATCTACATATACATTCATGCCTTTGCATCCAACAGGAATTGACTCTGTAGATACACCAATACCATTCATGCTGCCAACTGCTTGCACTTGGCTCGGTTTCTTAGGTAGTGGAACATTATAGGTTACTTCGGAAGGTGCGCCATAGCCTTTTGATGGGTTATGTGCATATAGGTACACTTTACCGCTACGATTCTTCAATACACCACTATAGGTTGTGTTATTGCTGCGACCAATCAATCCATCAGTTTGGCCAACCTTCAAATCAAGGCGGAGTTCATAGAAATCGATATCCGCATTCCTAACCTCTAGCCAATTGAAGTGTGCCATATCGCTGAACGAGATGGAGAATCCTTGCGGTGCATTTGGCACCTCTGTTTTCATCGCTACAGTAATGCTCTTAGTGATGCCTTGCGATGTATTGCCATGCACATCCTTAACCTTCAATTTCACTTCATATGTATGCCCCAATTCGCAGCCACTTACTGTGATTTGACCATTACCGGAGCCACCATATTTCCATGTGCCACTAGGCTCACGATACCACAATTCGACTGTGTCCAAACTGTTGATTTGTGGCACATCAAACTGAGCCACAACATCGAATGAAAGGACCCCATTGCCGATTTCGTAGTATTTAGTGAATAGGGTAAGATTAGATACTTCCGGAATGTAATAAGGCACGATCGTATATTGATAAGATTGAACCTCATCAAGACCTTGCTCATTACTTCCAAATAAGTTCATCGATGTAAATTTGAGATATATTGTTTTGCCAATATCTTCCTTCCGATACGGATATCGGAATAAAGCCTCATCTACACGAACGAACCTTTCATCCGCATTATGATTGATTGCGTTGGTACCATATTGACCTCGAACCAATCCTTGCAGCGTGTACCAATTATTAGGATGTACTTCAACATTCTCATAGCTGAGAGCCTCGCCATTCACCCAACAGAGTGTATTGCCACGTTCCGCATCAATGTGAGTGCCACTTTTTAGCACACCTTGATTTATGGTTACATTGCAGAAGTTACCATTCTGAGCAAAGCCATATTTTGTGCGGCCCATTCGAGCCTGTTGCGAGATATTGCCTATGCGTTGATATGTTTGGTCATTATCAGATAGCCACACGGAGCATCCACCCCAACCACTTGGAGCATTTACACCCACAAATATCTGATTGCCACCAACATCGCCAACAGTTTGGAATATCGCCACATCATTGACACTTGGAGCCTCTTGATTGTAGTCCACAAAAGGTCTTTCATTCTCATGCACGTTGTATTTAGCCGGAGCATATGTGCCGGCCGGCTTGCCTTCCGCTGTCAGTTCGAGTTGCCCATCGGCCGCCTCGTTTACTGATGTGATCACAACGATTTGATGGTCTAATTGGCATGATTTGTCGGTGAGTGTTACCAAATCACCAACCTCTAATGCACAAAAGGCCCAATCTAATCTGAATGTGTATTGTGTTTTAGCATACAAGCGTTTCATAGCTAGTTGCTCGGCATAATACTGCGCTCGTGCTTTCGTATAGAGATAATGCGCTGTTTTCTTGGATGCCGGTTTTAATCCGTTTCGTTGAACATCAGCCACTACCTCGAAGGACACAGTTTCCTTCTCGTAGCTATTTGCACGATTAATGAACTCAACTGTAGCCTCATTATAGGCCTCACTCGAATCCTTTCGCTTGTACAAAATAAGTTGACCATCAGAGCCGGCAATGAAGTCATCTGCTGTCAAATCATATTGGATTTGGTTTGCCGGTGTCCAATCTCCGATAGGCTTATCGGCTAATGGTACAATCTTCAATCGGTCAGTAGACCAAAAGACCAAACTATTAGTGATTTCAGCAATATCATTGATGACTTGCTGTGCTTTCGCACTCTTCTGATTTGGTGGTGTACTGATTAGGATATCAGCTGCCTTGCAGTAGGCTCGGAAGTTATCAATCCCATCAATCACCACATCAGCGCCAACAGATTGCAATACATGGACAATGTAATCAGCCGGATTCACATCGACTCCATCGCCTGTTTCGAGGAGTTTCCCTTGAATCTCGAAGTTATCCTGAGGAAGGCCCCCTCTATCACCTAAATCGCCCCCCCCGGCCATGTATGCCAAGCCACTATAAGGCATCGCCTTATCCGGATGCTTGGATAACATATAAGGCCACGGAGTTTGACCATAATCACCTTTGAAAAGTGTTAGTTCAATTTTCTCATTAGGGTATTGATAAACCTCTTTATCTCTCCACACTTTACCGATGCCCTTGATTGGGCCTTCACATAAGCCAATGGCTGCTGCTACAGTATAAGTGTAAGTGATCTCGGTATGTTTCGAGCCACCGCCTTTGCCTGTCCGTGTAGTGCTTTTATGTTCGTGTGCTGTGAAATCCTCATAATCAATGATGTTCCCACTCACACGAGTTGTGCCTAGAATCTCCGGCACTACCTCGCCATATGATGCGGTGTTGATTTGAAAATCGGCAATCATATCGGCTCTATTTGTGGTATTTCTACCCCTACTGAATAAGAAACCCATCTTATTGCTCCTCTCTGTATCTATAAACCGCCCTCAAACGAGGTCTGCCCTTCTTATCGAAGAACAGAGAATCATCTAATTTCGAGTAAATAACCCCATAATCCACAAAGGAATGAATCACTAGGCCATCACCTACATATATGGCACCATGACTGATGCATCTGCCATATTGGTAGAGAAGGAAATCACCTTCCTTGATTGGAGAGGTCATATCCACCTCATCTGCCACTTGCTGAACATATTTGAGATATTTCTCCTCAGAATGATGCAAGTGCCATTCATTTGAATAGTTTTCAATTTCTAGCCAATCCGCTCGCATCACACCACTATCAACTAATGCTGCAACGAGCAAATAAGCGCAATCAACACCTACACCACGAACCATTGTATTATTCATGTAAGGAGTGCCTAGCCACTTCTTGGCAGCATCTGAAATGCGTTGACCAACGCTCAAATTACTCATCGTATGCTCTCCTTCAATGGCACATAAGGTGTTGCCCTATTTCTACTGAAATTATTAAATTTATTCTTACAATCATTTGCTGTCTTATCGCATCCGGCAAAGATATAGAATGTATCTCCGACCTTCGGTGCAATTTCGAGCGCACTCATGTAAACGATCACACCATCATCAGACTTTAGAATCTGAGTGGATTGTCCGGCCAATGGGCCTGTTATCCAATCAATGCCACCGGCAGCATAATAGCCATTAGCAAATGGCACATCAATGCGAATTGCATTTGTGCCGGCTAATGCTGTAACCTTTCCTTTCTTGCGATAGTTGTGGATATCAACTCCGCATTCTTTGGAATATATACTGTAAGGGCATTGAGGATAATATCTGCGATTGGGATATTCGATGTTTAGCTTTTGCACTATGGACTTTACATTCAGTTTTAATGTAAGGCCACCGCCTTGCGACACCTCACACAATCCTGTGAATAGACCAATAACACCGATGATTTTGTTGGCATCATCAAAGAACGCTCTTTTGAGCGTAAACTCTGCGCCATCAAAACCACCATTGTGTGCTACCGCCATAATCGGAACACCGCCAATCTTATCTCGTTCATCAGTCGAGATGCTAACAGTCATTTTATCCACACTAACTGTGCTATTAGTGGCAATCTTATCACGCACTATAATTGGGCCATCGCCTTTATAGATTTTAGAATCATAAGACACACTCGCCTCAGATTCTGACCAATAATAAGAAACACCACTCTTCAATCGCAACTCGTAGAGGTCGCAGCTATTAAAGTGTTTCTCGTTGTTAAGGTGATTCCTTAGCACCTCACTAACTTCCTTCATATTTGCCCCCTATCGTGTAGTTACTAATTTGAATGATTTGGATTTGTACACATTTGTATAAACGTATTCTGCTGTCATATCTCCGCTGAATCGAACGAGCCAATAATATGTGTAGTCGGCTGTGATTACGGAGTTAGGTGCAACTGTTTGACCGGCTGCCAACCTAATCACTCCTTTATCACTAACCGCTCTTATTGGCGAACCATTGGCATAGAGTTTCAGATTCTCAACGTGATACACCGGTTCGAGATAATCACCGAACTTGCGAACAGCTTGCCATGAGCCATCTGAACCCACACCAAGCCGAATGCCTTTCTCGGTGTTATCTTCCGGATCTAGCCAAAGAAATGGAATTGTGCCACCTTTCACTTCTGAATAGAACCCCATCAACTCCTTGTATTGCTCCGGAGTTAAGACCTCAAATTCAGTTGTGATGGTGTACTGAGGATAGTTCCATGTGGTCATGGTTCGCACCTTGCCACTTCCGGAAGTTTTAACCTTAGTATCCCATTTCTGTGCTTTGGATGATTTCCACCCTAATGATGTGACATTTGGAAATTTTTTATAATCTGCCATAAATCACCTACCATGTACCTTCTGTTCCGATGAACTCTCTATCTTGGTTTACCATGAATTGTCTTAATGCCCTACCGCCACGAGATTCGAGGAACGAACCGAAACTTTCGGAGTCAATAGCACTCACATTGAATGTGATGCCACCGCTTGCACCTTTGCCACCACTTGCATTGTTGATGCCTTCGCCTAATCTGTCGAACACAGTATCAGACAATGGAATTACAGCCTCTTCATATCGGCCCTCACCAATCTGTGCGATTGTTGGGCCATATGCTAGACCGCCACTCGCCATTTTAGGCATAGACTTGGCATCCATAAAGCTGCTAAAACCACCGCTGCTCACAGAGTTCAAGGATGTTGTAGTGGCCAATCCGGCTGCTGTTGCGGCCTGATATGCGGCCATACCGGCAGTAGAACTCATACCGAATGTAGCCATCGCCATTTGTTGGGCCAATGTTGCCCATGCCGGTGTTTGGGCCTTAGCTGCTGCAATGCTCGTTGTGGTTTGTTGAGATTGTAGCATCTTGCCAAATACAGCCTGTTTCACTTGTGCCGCAATCCATTGAGCCACGCTGTCAGCGATGGTTTTAAGGATTGCCTTGCCCATGTTTTGGAAAGCCTGTGTTACAGACATAGTGCCTTGTAAAAGCCCGGAGATACCTTCTTGCATCTTATCGATGCCGGCACTCATGGCCTCAAACATCACAGCCTGTCCATTCCAATGGCTATCCATCACAGCCTGTTGATATTCTTCCATCAATTGCTTGCGAAGTTCATAGTTCTGTTGCATAGCAACATATTCATCAGTCAATGCAGCTTGTAAGGCCTCGAAGTTTTGTGTGCGCATAGCCTCATCGATTGCCCATTTCTCATCAGCCAATCTTGTATGTTGCTCTAATGCCTTTTGCATGAACTCTTGATTCTTGGCCAAAATCTCAGCATTTGCTTGCTCTGTGAAAGCAATTCGACCATCTTCCATCACATCAAAGGCGATGCCTTTTGCTTTGAGAGTATCGATAAAATGCTGTTGTGCCATTTTGTCCATTTTGACAAATTCATCAGTCATGTTCGCATAGCGGTCTTGGATTTCATCAATGGCATCTGTATAATCTTTTGCCAATTGCATTGCCGGAGACATGGAGCCTGTAGAATCCTTATCTGCTGTAGCAACAATGAAATCCTTTTGCATATCACGAACCTTGGTTTCGATAGAGCGGAGTTTAGTGAACTCTTCTTGCTTGGCTTTGATGCGCTTGTCGGTGTAAACCTCATCAAGAAGTTTCAAATCCTCTTGATAGTTTTGGTTAGCCGCCTTAGATTTTTCGAGTTCCTCACGTTCCTTTTTATATTGCAACTCAATCAATTCCACTTGATTGCCTTGCATTTCGAGGAAGGATTGAAGGATTTTCTCATGAATCTGCTTGGCCTCTTTGGCAAGATCTTCACCCTTACCGTGGCCACCGCCACCGCCTTTGCCACCTTTACCGGAGCCGGCAT